AGAATAAACGTTTCCCACTTCGGGAACGCGATCTCTAAGAGACATGATCAGATAAACATATAAACATTTAATCATCCAGCTTCACATCATACAGCTGTTGGTACTTTCTCCCACAGAGCGCGATAACGCTCATACGAGGTTCCTGCAGTGTAAAGAGCTGCCAAAGCAGACTTTACAACACCGAAACTATCGTCAGGAATATCATAACGCTCGTACAGCGCCTTTGATAATGATTCGTATACCGTTTCATCCTCAAAAGAACTTGATACGTCCGTCACAAACGACTCGTACCGCTCTTGAAATAACTTCTCAGTCTCTTCAACCGTAGTATACGTTATATGACGCCCAAGTTTAGCTATAGCAATAAAAGGATCATACACTAATTTGACTTGTCCTGCTTCCACGGGAATGATAAAGTTACTACAAAAGTAGCCAAATCTACACACCTGTGGTGTACCCTGCAAGTTAAATAATGCCGACAACTGTGTCGCCACATTCTGCGTCGGAACATCGTGTGTTAACCCAGCTATGTGATCATCCCCCAAAGCCGCCTGAAATACTGCGTCTTTAAAATCATAAACAACATTAACAGACAACATGTTAACGATTGTGTTGCCCAAAGCTGTAGTGACTTCTCCACTGCGTTTTTGAGTCGCCAAAGTAATAGCAAACCCAATTTCTTCATTAACGATGTGCCCATAAGCATGTGCGTCGTACCATATTTCGCACAGTCTGTCAGTTACACCTAATGCTCTATACGCAACGATCTCAAGCATTAAGCACGCCGTATGTTGAGACTTATCATACGATTTAAAATCGTTCTCGTAATACTTCAGTCCCGGTTGAACCATATTTGAAAAGAAAGCCTCTAAATCTTCACGGTTTTTCTTCATATTTATCATTATGTTCGGTTTTAGTAACCCGATCAACCTATCTCTAGCCAACCGAAATATTGAAGTAAAGGCCGCGTTGACATCTAGCTCATTATAGATGACCGTCTGTGTCGGTGCGTATTCCACACCAGCACCTCTAGTCATTTTTCCTTTGCTGGTCGGCTTAACCATTAACTTAAAGTCGGAAGTCTTAACAACTTCAACAGCATAACTGATGAACTTATTCATTCTATCCAACTTCTTACCGTCAACCGACGCAAACGCTTCACGTAATTGTGGTTCGTTGACCATAATGGGTTCGTTACCATAAGACTTAACAATGTCATCCGCGTTTCCCACACAGCAACGTTCTAAAAACATTTTCCACGCTGCTTCCGCAACACCGATTTCATCGGTCGGTGCCGTAT